TAGCGTCAAGGTCGGAATCCTACCAGCCCAGTAAGGTAGTTAAATGGCAATCATCCAAACCCCACAGATATCAAACGTAGTTGAGGATACGACTCCGCAATTCGGTGGGGATCTGGCTTCATGTTTGTTATGGCAGGAGGATTTCTGATGGCTGGTCCTGTATCTGGTTCCAATTATACATTTACATTGAGCCTATTCTCGCAGTCTACGGGCAACGTGATCCAGAACCCAACCATAGCGGCAGGTGACTTTAACATCAGCACTGACGGTGGTGCTTTAACTCCACTTTCAGCGACACCTACAGTGACCCCTGCAAACAGCTACATCGTTGAGTTCAACCTAACATCGGAAGAAGTAGGCACAGACCATTTTACGGTTGTCTGCGTTGATGCTGCTGGGTCGGAGTGGAAGGACGTTGTGTTCCACGAGACGGTTCAGGCTAAGAACGATACGGTTGATGTTGATGCGATTGCCGATGGTGTTTGGGATGAACCCTACGCAAGTCATACAGCAGCAGGCACGTTCGGTAAGCTGATGGACCTTTTGAGAAAAGCTAATCGAGCAATTGACGGAGGGGTTTCTGGGACTCCTACGACAACTGCTTTCGACACAAACATTACGGGGTATACGACGGGTGCGTTTGATTCGGAAGTGCTGGTGTTTGTCAGCGGTGCGCTTGAAGGAGAAGCTAGGCCTATTTTGTCTTACAGCGAAACCGATGGTCGAATTACTTTTGAGGAACCTTGGACCGCAGCACCGTCAGCATCAGACGAGTTTGTAATTTTGCCGTACCATGTTCACCCTGTCAGCGAAATTGTCGATGGTGTTTGGTCGGAGGCTCAAGCAGGTTACACAACCGATGGCACGTTTGGGTATTATTTAGATGCAAAAGTTTCCGAGTCGGGCGGAGGTGGTGGTTTGGCAATTTTAGACGCAGAGTTATCGAGTGTAACTGAAGTTGTCCTTTACGCAGAACTAAATTCAATAAAATACGAGGCTGAATTAGTACAATGACTGGTTGCTTAGAACAAGATTATTTATATGTCGGTCAAGATTGGGTACGCACTGTCCCATTAAAAGTAGATGGATTGCCATACAACATTGCTGGAGCTACTGTTACGGCTCAGCTTGTAAGCGTCTCTCGGACCAGTGCGACGACAAACGGTGCAGCGCAAAGTTGCACAGATTCGGGTGGAGCAAATTTTGCTGCTGGCGTTGTTGAGGTAATTTACGTTGATACAGTTACAACAGCGTTGACAGGTGGAACCTGGGCATTGGAAATTCTAGTTGTCGAATCGGGTGGTGACAAAAAGATATTTCATGCGACGACCCCAATAACAGTTGTCCCAACTGGTCAAGGGTAATGAAGGTATCTCGCATTTGTGCTTGTGGTGCAATAGTCAAGGGTTCTTGCAAGACCTGTGAAAAAAAGCGTAGGGTAAATGACAACAGGTTTCGTGGATCGCCGACTAGTCGCGGCTATGATTATTCCTGGCGTAAGTTGAGCGAACGGTTTCGGGCGCACAATCCACTTTGCCAGCGATGCGAAATCAAAGGCAAGGTCACTGTTGCTGAGGACGTACACCACATCAAGCCAATTAGGACACACCCAGAACTTCGTTTGGTATGGGATAATTTGATGAGTCTTTGCAGGGAGTGCCATAAGACTGTAGAAGGAGAAACAAATGGGTAGGAAACCATTAGCAACTGCCGTAAAGAAACATAAAGGCAGTTTTATTAATCAGCCAGGTAGAGAAAACAAAAACGAACCGCTCCCACCAAAGGGTTGGCCCAAAAAAACACCATTAGTTGCAGCAGACCCGTTAGCATCTGCAAAATGGGATGAAACATGCCAGTTACTGCAAGACATGAATGTGTTGACGAAAGCTGACAAAGACATTCTCGAATTGTTTTGCATGAATTATTCGCAGTACATCGCATTATTGAAGAAGATACAAAAGATCGGTATTATCACTGAATTCACTAACCATCGGGGCGAGACAGTGATGAAGCGATCACCATACCAGGCTGAACTTGGTAAAATAACTGATCGTCAAGCAAAACTTTTAACAGAGTTTGGGCTGACACCATCGAGTCGTTCTAAGATTGCCACGGTTGGTAGCACGAAACCTGAAAGCAGTTTCGACAAATGGATTGAACGAGGCGGTTTGAATTGATTGACGTATTCAATGGATACGTTTCTGGGGTTACAAATGGCGAGATTACGGTTGGTAGATTTGTTCGACTCGCGGTCGAGCGACACCTCAAGGACGTAGCAAGACAGGGGACAGAGGAGTTCCCATATACATTCGACGAACATGCAGCGGCCCAGGCGATATCCGCTTTCCCTGCATTGTTTCGCCATACAATCGGAACTTACGCAGGAAGTCCTTTTGAACTTGCACCTTGGCAAGCCTTCATTATTGGTTCTATCTGGGGCTGGAAAGATAGAAATAATTTGCGGCGTTTTCGCCGTGCCTATGTAACGCTTGCACGTAAGAACGGTAAGTCCACCTTGGCCGCTGGCATTTGCATCCTGTTGGCTCAGTTCGATGGTGAGCAGGCGGCACAGGTCTTTATTGGTGCAACCAAGGTTGATCAAGCGAAGCTGATTTTTAACGAAGCATCGCGAATGATAGGTGCAAGTGAAAACCTACGCCACCTCGCGGATCGCCGTGTATTGCAAATCAATTTTGATTCCACTCATAGTTTTATACGACCGCTGGGTTCAGATAGAGCGTTTGATGGACTAAATCCAAGTGGGATTATTTTTGATGAGTTGCATGCTTGGAAAGAACAGCACAGAGCGTTTTACGATACTTTGACTACGGGTAGTGCATCAAGATCGCAACCGCTTCGGTTCACCATCACGACAGCAGGTGACACGAACAGTTTGTTGTGGATCGAGGAAGAGACGATTGCTAAATCGCTGGTAGAGGGTACTTACGAAGAGGAGAGTTACTTTGCCTATATTGCAACCTTGGACAAGGAAGATGATCCATTTGATGAGGCTAACTGGCCTAAGTCCATGCCCAATCTCGGAATATCCGTATCAGCAGATTATGTGCGAGAGCAAACACGAGAAGCAAAAGTATCCAAGGTCGCAGAGAACAGGTTCAAAAGGTATTTCGCCAATGTGCAAGTCTCTCCCAACGAGGCAGCGATCGAACTTACCAAATTTGATTCATGCGAAGGAGAACTTTCTGACTGGCTACAAGCAGATGTCGTCACTTGCGGAATCGACATGGGAGGACGCAATGACTTAGCTGCACTCGCCTACTGTGCCAGGTTTGCCGATGGCGAAAACGAGGATGGTGAGAGGCAGTATCGTTACGAGATAAAAACCAAGGCGTACATGGACTCCGATACGTCTCGGGATTTAAGCGAAATGCCTTGGTTGCAATGGAAGGACAACGGATTGTTAAATGTTGTTCCGTATGTCCATACAGCGATTTACGATGAGGTAATGCAAGAATTTCCTAAGTTGCTTGGCAAGCAGGTTGGTTTCGACCCTTGGTCAACCCAGCAACTCGCAGAGCAACTAGACCAAGAGGGATTTCAATGCATCGTGATTCAGCAGAACAGGTTTAAGTTGCATGAGCCTACGACGTTACTGCTGGATTTGATCGAAAAGAAAAAGATAAAGCATGATGGCGATTCCATCTTGCGTTGGTGCTGCGGTAACATGGTCTTAAGCATTGACAACGCTTCGAGGATTATGCCTGACAAAAAGAATTCAAGCGAAAAGATTGACTGTGCAGTCGCTGCGATCATGGCGTTAAAGCTGGCATCGTTAGCTCCAGAATCACCACGAGGACCATTGTTCATTACATAATATGGCTACATCATTACGAAATCCCGCCAAGTGGTTGTTAGACTTCTTCGGCGGTGGAAACAGCGTCCGAGTCACTGAAACATCTATATTGGCAAGTCCAACTGTGTGGTATTGCATTTCCACAATTGCTGGAGATGTAGCAAAGATGCCACTCGAAGTCAGGCGTCAGGACACGGAGGGTGGTCACGAATTATATAAGCGACATCCTGCTTATAACATGTTGACCCAGCAGAGCAATGAATGGCAAACCGCAGATTGTTTCAAGGAAATGATTACTGCTCACGCACTGGGCTGGGGTAATGGTAGGGCAGCAATTGTCAGGCAAGGTACTCGACCTGTTGAGTTGATACCGCTGATGCCAGATAGGTCAGAGACGCTTATGGTTCAAGGTGAAGTCTATCATGTGACGATGCCCGAAGAGGATGACCCAATCCTTTTTAAGCAAGTCATTGAGGAGACGCCATTGATTGAACTTTTGCAGCATCGCGATGTCGTTGTTATGCATGATAGTGAAGTGCTGCATTGCAAGGGCTTCGGTTACAACGGTTATGCTGGCCTGAGTGTTGCAAGGGTTTTGAAAGATACTCTTGGAATTGATTTGCAGGCACAAAAGTACGCTAACAACGGTATGCGTAAGGGTTTTGCAGGCGAAGTAATGCTCGAAGCACCAGCGGGTATGTTTCGAAACGAAGATGACGCTAAAGCATTCCTAGATGGTTTCCGAAAACGCCACGAGCGAGGTCAGGACGGAGAAACCGTTGGTTTGTTGCGTGAAGGCATTAAGGCTAACGTAATGAATATGTCACCTGCCGACTCGCAGTTTTTGGAGCAGAGGTCATTCAGCAGGCAAGATATCGGCATGATCTTTGGTATGCAGAGTTTGCCATTCGATGACACTGCAACATCCTACAATTCGCTGGAGCAAAAGCAGTTAGCGTATCTTGCTAGTTGCTTAGATCGTTGGCTTACTCGCTGGGAGTTCCAGTGTGACATGAAATTGCGAAGCGAGCCTGAAAAGCGTGTCGACTCGGTTCATTTCAAATTTGATCGTGCTACTTGGTTGCGAACTGATGCTCAAACAAAGCAGGAGGTTTTAAGTGGGCTGATTAGTTCTACGATCATTAATCGAAATGAGGCTCGTTTAGCCTGGGGACTGAATCCAGTTGAGGGTGGCGATGAATTCTTAAATCCTTTCACTACGACCGAGGGTGGTGTTGAGGTGGAAGAGGTTGATGAAGTTGACGAAACGCCTGGTGACGAAGAGACGATGATTGAGGACAGGTTGAAGTACCTTACAACACTTGAGGCACAACGAATTATCGAAATGACATCCCGCAAGGATTTCTTGGATCAGCTAGACGGATTCTACACCAAGTGGGCAATAACCTTACTCAACAACCACATTCCAGTTGATAGAGTGAAGGCGATTACAGAGGAGCATAAAGATGGAATCTTGGAACTTTCGGGATCGGTTTCATCAATGGAACAACTCGCAGAACGAGTGGGAGATTATGCCCGAACATGGTGACGATGATGATCACTTAGAGTTAGACATGTCTTTAACTCAAAAAGGCAACCTTATAAACACAGTTGCTATTTTAATTGCGATGATAGACAAGGGAGTTTTAACAACAGACGAATTTATCGATTATCAAATCCAAGCTAGAGAGGCAGTTGAATTCGATGAAAACATGGGGCGAGAAGACGAAGGTGGAGATAGGTAACAAGTCTCCACGACCAGATGACTGGGTTACCGTTAACCTGGACAAATCGACACAACCTACGGTGAACGCACCTGCAACTAAAATACCACTGGAAGATGACTTTGCCGATCTTGTTTATGCTAGTCACATTCTTGAGCATCTCGATTACGGGAATCGGCATCCTAGCGCATATGCTGCTCTCAAAGAATGGTGGCGAATACTGAAACCAGGCGGCACTTTGATGGTGGGTGTACCTGATCTTGAAGTGTTGTGCGAGTTGTACCTAAAGGGAAGTACAGCAGATCGCGTGATGATTATGCGAATGATGATGGGAGGTCACTTAAATGAGTGGGATTACCATTATGCAGGGTACGACCAAAATTTATTGGCATCTTATCTGTCATACTCTGGATTTGAAAACATCGAGCGAGTGAGGGATTTCGGTTTGTTTACTGATGATTGCACAACGCTTGAATACAAAAACACACCTATATCACTTAACTTAAAGGCAACAAAATGTTCGACGTAACAACTCGCGAAATCTTTCTGTACGATGACATCGGACCAGCGTACATGGGGATGTTCGGGACCGAGACTTTAATGGAAGGCATTCGCACTTTTGGCAAAGGCCCGATTAACCTCCGCATCAACAGTTATGGAGGCAGTGTTGATGAAGCATTGGCTATGATTGAAATGCTTTCTAGGCATGATGGGGATGTTCAGGTCAGCGTCGACTCGATTGCTGCCAGTGCTGCATCGTTATTCCCAGCCTACTTCCCATCGACTGCTGCTCCTCACGCTCGCATCATGATTCACAATCCATGGGGCGTTGCCATGGGTGACGCTGAAGAGTTTCGTAAGCAGGCTGACATCTTGGACATTTACCGAGACAGTCTTGTTTCAATTTACGAAGAGGCAATGGGAATTTCTCGTTCAGAGATTATCGCAATGCTTGATGATGAAACTTGGTTTGGTGCAAAGGATGCTTTGCAGGCAGGTTTGATCGACGATATTGGATCAGGAACAATGGTTCCAGCGGAACCTGTGCCACAGGATCGATTCAAAAACGTGCCTCAGGACATGATCATGAGTCCAGTTAAAAGCAGCAAACCGCCCCAGCCCGACAACTCCAAGGAACTGACAAACAAGTTGAGTTTGCTTCGCTTGAAATGTAAGTTGCACAGGGCGAGATAGGTCGCAAAAACCTGGCAAACAACGGTGTATTGACATTTTTGGCAATTTATGGTATGGTGGTGCGGTCTGGAACCCACAATTCAGACAATGCGAGTAGGTAGCGACCGAAAGCGTATCTAAGACTGTAGTGGTCGAGGTATGCGTTTGGTCCTACCTATTTTTTTTGGACCTGCCTCGGCATGAGACAATTTAAAAGGAGAGTGATCCGTGAATAAGATCCAGATGTTGCGAGAAGAGCGTGATGCTCTTGCCGCAAAAGTCGAGGCTTTAACCATCCTCGCACAAGAAGAAGACAGAGACTTTTCGGAAGAAGAGCAGGCACAAGTTGATGCTATTATTGGCAGCGACGAAAACGAAGGCGAGTTGGCTGAGATCAACTCCAAGATCAAACGTGAAGAGCGTCTTGACGAGATTCGTCGCGACATTGCTGCTTCTCGTGCTTCCCAAACGATTCAGCCTCGCAATGAGCCTGGCGAAGTCAACATGAAGAATGTTACCGTTCCCGCAAAAGCTAAATCGCGAGGTTCTTTAGCTTCGTTTGATGGTGCGGACGCTGAAAAGGAAGCATATCTGGCAGGTTTGTTTTATCAAGCTGCCTTTACTGGAAACGAAAAAGCCGCTAACAAACTTAGCGATTTCGGCATCCAAATGGCCCAAACCACTGGTGACAACACCAAGGGTGGTTTCCTCGTGCCAGATATCCTCGAAGCACGATTGATCCGATTGGTTGAAGAGTACGGTGTCGCTCGCCAAGAGTGCCGTGTGATGCCAATGGGTGTTGGTGGAACCTTCAGCGTACCTCGTCGTGCTGGTGGATACACCGCATACTTCGTTGGTGAAAACGCCGAGGGAACTCAATCGGACCTGACGTTCGATCAAATTCAACTCGAAGCCAAGAAGTTGATGGTGCTTTCTCGTTGGTCGAGCGAATTGCCTGAAGATGCTGCTGTGCAGTTAGGCGATTTGATCACCCAAGAGATCGCATATTCTTTCGCCAACAAAGAAGACGATTGTCTTTTCAACGGCGACGGAACATCGACATACGGTGGAATCGTCGGCTGGGCAAATGCTGCCAATGCTGGATCGATTGTTGAAACTGCCGCAGGTGTTGACACTTTTGCGGAAATCACCATTGCTACCTTTGAAGAGGCACTTGGCAACCTGCCGAAGTTCCCAGGTATCGCACCTAAGTGGTATGTCCACCAGTCTTGCTGGGCCAACGTCATGCAGCGATTGGCTATGGCAGCAGGCGGCAACACGGTGCAAAACTACGAAGGTGGCGTTGGAATGAGTTTCCTCGGTTACCCAGTAGTGATTTCACAAGTCCTGCAATCTGGCAGTCCTTCGACTGACATTTCAGGCAACATTTTTGGTTACTTCGGTGACATGGCGATGTCTACTACACTTGGCGACAAGCGTGGCGTGACGGTTGCTACCGACTCCAGTTTATACTTCACCAGCGATGCAATTGCACTCAAAGCAACCGAGCGGTTTGACATTAACTGCCACGAGCGAGGTACTGCAACTGATGCTGGTCCTATGATCGCTCTGAAGGCTAACGCATCCTAACGGACCCATCGCTTTAGCCCCAGATGGACGGGGTTGGGGTTGGTTTTGGCTGACCCCTTCCCTTTTTTGATTACACATTACTTTAAGGAATTTCAAAATGAAACGCCAACAAAGTGCAGTATACAGCGTGTTGTTAGCTCCAGATGCTTCCGCTACCACCGCTCGCGCTGCCAATCTCGATTGTTTAGGTGCTGATTACGCATCGATCCTCGTCAACATTTCCGCTGAAGCAAACACCAACTCTACGAACGTAGCAGTTGATTTGCTGGAATCTGATGACACGGTTGTCACTAACTTCGCCACCTTTGCCGCTGCTAATGCTGTAACGGTCGATAACACGGATGCTGCCGTTCATGCGTTCCATGTTGACATGAAGGGTCGCAAGCGATACCTGCGTGTTACTGTCACTCCAGATACCACCACCAACGGTGCTGTCCTTGTGAGTGCAGTTTCTGCTCTCGATAAAGAAATCAAGAACGCTTCTAATGCAGATAATGCAGATAGCGTTTCTGTTTCCTAAAACTTAACTGCTGGGGCTAAAGCATGAGTACAAATAGAGGCAAGTTGAAAAATAGCTTGGTTGGCAAAAAGGTTGCCGCCTTTATGACAGCGCCTCGCTACGAATCAACGTGGGCGAGGAACATGATTGAAACCGCTCTGAAGGACGCTGGCATTCCGCTGGTCATTTCTCAGGGCGTGTTTTATGGGCAGTGCATGCAGCGAATGTTGGAGGATGCGATTTCAGCAGGCGTTGACATAGCAATCACGATCGACTTCGATTCGATCTTTGTGGCAGATGATGTCAGGTATCTTTTGTCCATAATCAAGGACGAGAAGTACGACGCGATTGCTGCATTGCAATCAAGGCGATCCATGCCTTATCCGCTGTTCACAAAAGGCGACAGCGATCAGGTGGAATTCAACGGCGAGCCTCTCCAGGTTTCGACGGCACATTTCGGATTGACGGCAATAAAACTGTCAAAGTTATCGGAAGTGCCTAAGCCGTGGTTTTGCTCGGTTCCCAAGGAAGACGGATCATGGGACGAAGGCAAAATCGATGACGATATTTACTTTTGGCGGCAGTGGGAAAAAGCGGGTCACAAGGTGTTTGTTGATGCCGCACTTACCATCGGCCATATGGAAGAAATGATCGCAACATTTGACGACAACGGCAACCATAAATTCGTGTATCCAAATGACTGGTTCGAGCAAAACTATATGCAAGAACTGCAACCAGAAGAAGTGCAAGAAGAAGAAAGTGGAACTGCTGTCTGAGTGGAATCGCTACGGAACAGGAACAGTATTCTTTGAGTGTCTTTTAGGTGCAGGTGTTACATCGCTTCTAATTGAGCGTGGCATAGCGAGGTATAAACGTGCGACTAACAAAGCTAACCGATCCAACAACACTGGCAGTGGCAAGGTCGGACGTAAAAGATCATCTAAGAATCGAACAGGATGAGGTCGACTACGACAATGATGTAGACGAGTTGATCTATGCTGCCATGGCATACGTCATGGAGGAAACGCACCATACGCTAATCACTACGCAATACACTGCGAAGTGGGATTGTTTTCCTGGGGACATACTGAAGATACCAGCTTGGCCGATCATTTCTATTGATTCGATTCAATACATAGACACTGACGGTGCAACACAGACATTATCTCCAGCATTGTATCGGACTGAACTAGTTCAATGCCCAGCGACAATTAGACCTGCGATTGACGATGATTGGCCCGATACTTTGGCAGACGCCATTGATTCGGTTACGGTCACCTTCACTGCTGGGTACGGTGCTGCGGCGACGGACGTTCCGTACATGTTCCGTTCGATGATCAAGTTATTGGTGGGGCATTGGTTCAAGCATCGCGAAGCCATTGGTTCGTCCAACACTCCAATTAAACTTGCCTTCAATGCTTTGAGGGATCAAGTGCGTGTTAATGAGTGGCAGGAGTTTCTCAACCAATGACCAACATATTTAGCGGCGACCTTCGTCACAGGCTAAGAATTGAAAAAAAGACCAATAAGATTGGTCCGAGAGGTCAGGCTTTAGAGGAGTGGAGCGAAGTCGGTCGCATGTGGGCGAAGATTACACCCATGTGGGGCATGGAGTTGGAAGTCGCAAGGAAGCGACAAGAGAATGTTAGTGTAAAGATTATTACTCGCAAGCAATTGGCTCGCGAAATGGACTCCAGTTACAGGTTGGTTCATCACGACGACATTTACAACATTGGGTTTGTAAACCAGGCGAGCGATGACCTGCGTGACATTCACGTAATGTGCAGCAAAACAAGGGTCTAATCTTGATCAAGTATGAATACAACAAATACGACTATGATCAACTTGAAACACAGTTGATGATGCTACAGAAGAAGACGAGGAATAAGTTTATTCGCAAGGCTACTCGACATTCTCAAAGGCGTCATCTGTTGCCACAGATCAAGCGTATGACTCCATCTGGCGGCAAAGGTGCGAGAGGTTTACATATAAACAAGGCAGGCGAGCGTAACAATCGAGCATTACAGGCCTACGCATATACTGGTGGTCGTTCGAAAGGTTTGCTGAGGCGATCATGGAAGATTCAGGCACTAAAGCGATCTAGGAGAATTGCAGGTACGTCCGTTGCCTCGTTCAACCCTGATGCGTTTTACGGCAAGTTCGTCGAGTTTGGTCGGACACACAACCTGTTTCTTCCAATGCGAAAATGGAAACTTATTCCACAATCATGGAAGGGAAAAGGAAACAGGCTTTGGTATAAGGGTCAGCACGTGTTTTTAAGGGTGGCGAAGAGACGCAAAGACATTGTTGAACGTGCTGCGATTCGCGAAGTATGGCGATTGATGAGAAAAGAAGTTAGCGGTAAGAAGTGATGGATATTACAGAGGCAATTATTTCACGAATTCGAAAGATGCCGAATCCACCCAACCATGTGGGGGAGGTCGTGCCGCAATCGATCACACACTTTCCATACGTTTTCATTATGAAACGATCAGAGGAATACTCTGACGATTTATGCTATCCACGAGTCAAGGACAACATCACTTACGACCTTGAAGTTATCAGTGATGACATTGACGAAGCGAGAAGTCTTTCATCCCAAATTAAGATATGGTTGATGGACACGGAATTGCATGAACTGAAATTTTTCAATGATGATGGGCTAGAGCAAACAATTCATGGTATCACCGTTGAAGATCACGATGATACTTACGTTAACCGATTCCCCGATTCCGATGAAAAGATTTTCATTGCGGCAATTGACATAGAAGCAATTTTAGGACAATTAGTTTAGGAGATAATGACCATGCCAACATCCAAAGCATTAGGTATGACCGTATACCTCAGCGATGCCACGACGGGAGCATTTACCACGATTTGTGCTACCAGCATCGATGGAGGTGGCGTAGAGACTTCGTCAGAATCACAAGAACCGTGCTTGGATGACACGGTCATTCTTGAGTACCCAGCCGATCCTAAGTATGCTCAACAGACCATCGAGTACAAGAAGATCGAAAGCACTGATGGTTCTGGAATTACCTATGACATGGAAACCGCTTGTCTGGACGGAACCCTTTGTCGGTATGCTCTGAAGATTCCTCTGGCAACTCCAGTTTACGCCACCCGAACAGCGTACATCATCTCCCACACAGACATGAGTAAAGAACGAAACCAAGACATGAAATCGTCTATCGTTTTTGCTCCACAGTCTGCTTGGACTTACTCTACAACCGCACCTTCCACTACTTAATCCTTGAAAGGGGCTAACATTGGATATCTTTGAAATCGGAACCGCTGCGAGAACTGCTGAAGTCACCATCCCTACACCTGGTGGGGATGCGACTTTTTTGTGTAAATCAGTCAGCATTGGTGTGAAGTCTAAGATTGAGTCAATCATTTCAAAACCCGAGGTGAAAAGCTCAAAAGACTGCACTGAGATGCGTTGGATTGCATTAAGCAATGGCGTTTTTATTTTGGAAACTGGCGAACCTGCTTTCACAAGGAACCAAAGATCCGAATTTAATAAATTGGAGTCTTGGTTCGTTGAGCCTTTGTTCGAAAAAATCCTTGAACTCTCAGGCGTCACAGGTAAAGACCGTGAGGACTTTGAGGGAAACTAGAAGAAGACCCTCGTGAGTTAATGCTATGGAAAATAGCTATCCACGGGGGTCATTTGCATCCAGACTTCATTCGGGACAAATTGACTGAAAGGCAACTCCACGAAATTGCATGGTACTACAATCGCCATCCATTCGGTTGCGAGATTGATCACATCATGATTGCTCGTGTTATTGCAAGTTTAGTTGGTGGTAAACCTGAAGACTACATGCCAAAGTTTGCAGAAGAACTAACTACAGAAAACATGGTTTCTTCCATGAGTGGACTGAGTCAGTTTTTAGCAGACAATGAAATCGAGGAATGAAATGGCAACAGTCAAATCACTTAGAATCATGCTCTATGCTGACCATCAAAAGTTAAGCAAGGGTCTTGATGGTGCAAAGAAGAAAGTCAAGAACGCTGTTCGCGACATGGCAAAAGCTCTCGCCACTGGTTTTGCTGCTCGTGAAATTGGCAGGACTGTTGTCAGTGGGATTCGAGAAGCGATAAAGATGGAGACATTCGCCGTCGACTTTAAGGTTCTTGGCACTGGTGGTTCCAATCTTTTGAAGCAATTCGAAAAAGATGCACAGAAAGTGGATTTCCCGATTGACCAATGGATGAAGGGTGGCTTGAAGTTGTGGAAAGCCGACGAAGGTCAATTGTTGGAGTTTATGGAAAGCAGCATTGCCGTCCAGAAAGCCTTGCAGACTGAACTTGGTGTAACTGCCCAGGAACTTAACAAGATGCGAATGGCTGGGGAGATTACAGCAAACGACGTTCGTGCTGCGATGAGCAATATCATCATACCAGCAGACCAGTTTACAAAAGATGGCACAAAGCTATTCAGGCAATTGCGTGATGAGGCAATGCAAAGTCCATTTCCGATTGAAGATTGGATGCTGGGTGGCAAACGATTGCTAGGAGCGCAGGTTCCAGCAGAGCGTGTTGTCGAAATCATGAGAATGCTTGGCGAGATGAGTGCTGGCACTGGATCTAAAATTGCTGAACTGGGTCTTGTCTTTACCCAGATATTTGCCAAGGGCAGGTTGCAGGGTGAGGAAATGCTCCAGTTTATGGAGCGAAACGTATCGCTTAACAAGGCATTGCAAAAAGTGCTTAAGGTCAACAAGCAGGAATTGCAGAAGATGCAGGAAGCAGGCCAAATAACGCCTGAGGATGTCATCCGTGCCATGAAGGAGATGACACAGGAAGGCGGCATTTTTGGCGGGATGATGGCGGCAAAGATGCAGACCCTCGGTGGATTGGTTCAATGGCTTTCAAACCAATGGAGTTGGTTCACAGCAGAGGTGGGCAGTAGACTGATTCCTGCATTGGCAGTTGGTGCTGAATTGATTGGATCAATGGTTGCTCACGGGGCAATTATCAGTGGATTCTTTTCTTCTATCGTCACTGCCATTAACCTTGTCGTAATAGCTCTTGAAATAGTTCTTGGTGTACTTCATTTTATAGATGTGATGACACTTAACCTTTTTGGTTGGATTGTCGGGATTGTTGCTGGTTGGGCCGCTATTTCATACAGCATATACCTTGCAAACGTCGGCGTTGCTGCTTTAACTGGAGGAACCACGTTATTTGCCATTATATCCAAAGGGGTGTTGATGATTTGGACTGCTATTAGGGCAGCAGTCACAGGTGCAACTGGCGGCATGAACCTATTATTAGCTGCCGTTATTGCTGTAGGAACTTGGTTGGTGTGGTTGGTATCAAGTAGTTGGCTAACTCGGTCTACTGACCAATTTGAAAAGATGAGGCAGGATGCAGAAGAGATTAACAAAAACATGAAAGCTGCGACCACTCAGAAAGCCACAAAGCTATTTATTTTTGGCACAGCAGAACTTGCTAACTTCACAGCACGGCAAAGAAACAAACAACTGGCATTGGCAGAAAAGCAGGTACAAGAATTGGAGCGTATCCGCGAAAACACTGCCAAGGAAAAAGAAAAAGAATTTAAGCAGAAAAAAACTGCACAGACATTCTCTAAATCAATAGTATTCTCACCGTAGGGGCAATAATGGCAGTTACTCAAGTTAAGCCTTTAAGGAAAGTTGAAGCGGACGCTGGAACCGATTCAATGGAGGTGACAGTTGATTACCGTGTAACATGCGACTCTTTAAATGACGGTCCCCAAACTGTTTTAGGAAAATTTCCTCTTGGCAGGATCGTTGACGGGTACATCAAAGGTGGTCACGCTACCCCGTCGACCAAGAATCCACCACAAGTTTTAATGTACCCTTGGCCCGAACAGTGGTGCAGCGACATCACAAAATATTGGACTGCCGAAAATGGAATGGGCATACAAGCGAAAGTTGCCTTGTTCATTTCCAATGTAAGGATTGTTGAACGCGAAAAGATTGACCGTCAAAACGGTACAGTAAATTGGATTGTCGAGGTAACATTTTCTCGCGATCAAGAACATGGTGCTGATTACTCTATTCGTGAAATAACGCCATACTATCTCTATGAGGATCAGCCTCAGGAATATGGAGCATTCCTTGGACTGTACAAAAGAGTTGTTACGACTAAAAAGCCAAGTGATGGCCCGAGTCAGCCTGGGCAATGGGCTAAATTAAACGAGCCTTTTTATATAGATGAAACGGTATTTAAAGGTTACGTTAGCGAAGAAGATGCTGACGAATGGAGACCTTTGGCACTATGCAACACGGTTGGGACACCTCTTGAGCCAGGCTCCTTAGTCCAGCGTGTAGCTCGACCTGCCTTCAAATGTGAATGGTTTTCTTATACAGCTTTAGATTTCAGTGATGCCGTTGGTAAGGTTAATGCCAGTCCCTATACGCTTGTAAGTTGGGATTCAGGATGGAA